AATAATTTTGCCATCTTGGAATGCTAAAATCTTATCAGTATTAGCGTCAATGTAATCTTGTAAAACTGATTCATAATCTACATTGTTAACCTTAACTACTTGATCTCGAATAGTAATCATCTCCCCTACAATAAACTTATAGATACGCTCTACATCAATATCTAAAATGTCTGCTTTGTTAACTATCTCCGCCGCAGTCATAGTTACCGATACAAGATTCTCATAAAAACGATATGCAGTATCATTACCAAAGTCCTCTACAAATTTATTTTCCCATTTAGTTAAATTAGTTTTAATGGCTTTTTCATCACCATATTCAAAGAGAGCGCGTACAAACATAGGACCGGCCCACCCATAGTGAGTATTAAACTCATCAAAAATTTCTTTACCGAGTCTTGCGTTATCTATAAATGATTTAGGTTTTCTTACAGGAAACTCAATTAATCTAGCGGCTTCTCCATTAGGATTAGACCTAATAGTTTTTAGTTTGTCGTACAAAGAATGATTAGAAGTCATGATAGCTATTAAAGAGGCAGGCGCTTCATACTCACGTTCAGAGTTAGTAGAAGCTTGCATTTTAAGTTTAGCTTTACCTTGAGATACAGCTAAAATAAAGTCTGATAGTAAATAAGGATTTTTATTACCCACCTCGTCAAAACCAAACGGTATATTATGCAACGTTAGAAATCTTCCTTGTAAAGCATTAGAAGTCGTATTCATTACAGACAAGTTTTTAGGTTGACCCCAGATACTTAAAGCACTGTACAAAGCTCCTGTTTTAGCCGCACCTGATTCTCCAGTCAACGATATAGCTACGCCAGTAGTAGACGAATAGTCCATTAAGATAGAACCAAATCCACACAAGGTAGTAAACATATGCATCTCTAATCCATTTTGATTTAATTTTTGAGCAGCAGTTTTCCACCCCTCGTAAGTTCCACTGGTAGATAAGAAAGGAGCAACAGAGCGGGCTAATGCAGAGATAGGAGTAGTTTTTTCCGAACCATCATCTGATATTTCAGTGTTGCCTATAACAAACGCAGTCTTGTCTCCGTTCCAACCCATTTGATCATACATTACATCATATTTGTTTCTCTTCTGCATGTCCTTAGCCCAATCAATAAAATACCTCATAATTAATTCCTCTTGTTGTTTACTGTCATAATATAGTCCATTACTTGTTAATGTTTTACGAAGTTCAGTAGGGTCGTACACTACTTTCATTGGTAAAAGAAATTCTAGTAAGCCGTCGTGTGGATGTTTAACATGTATTACTAAACAGTTTCCATCAGAGGTACTGCGTACATGTCTAATAGCAATCATCTCATATTCATACACTATTAAATCATCACTATAAGTTGTTCCTTTTTTATCTGTAATAGTAACTGTTTTATATAATCCACCATCATTTTTTCCTATCCAATAACCACGCTCGTCCATAGAAGCCGGCAACCCATGAATTTTTTTAATAGGTTTAGGTAGCACTTCACCTTGTAAGACAGGCTCTTTTTCAGACACCTCTAACTTAATAGGTACTTTAGTAAGTTGAATAGGGGATGTAATTTTTTTCCAATGGGGGCAACTAATACAAAGATCAGGTTTAGCAGAATTAAAGTCTACACAAGTATGAGGTTTGCCTTCAGTAGACAAAGCTTTTTCTTCTGTTTCCTCATAGTTATAACCTGGATGGTCTTTAGATATAGTGTGAATAACATCATCGCGGTCTACGCAGTTTTGAGCTAAAGATAGTACCCTCCACCACACAGGTTCTTCAGAAGTTTTTACATTGTGTACATAGTCTTTAACTTGAGCACATCCTTTCTCGCCATCTTTAATACTTTCTATTAAAAAAGGTTTAAATCTGTTTTCAAAGTTTTTATATTTTTCTTTTATTTGTTCAGGAGTAAGGCCTGTTTTAACTATTTCTTCTAGCGGAACTTCTTCTGTGTACTTATCATTAATAATATCTACAATAGTATTAAGAGTATACTCTGGGGCATCTCTTAATATTAAAGTAGGTCTAGGAGGTTCTTGTTTATAATTATTTGTTTCGGGGCACCGTAGTAACCGAGCAGAATCTCCTGTGACAGTAGGGTCAATTTTTAATCCTTGTTGTATACATAGCCCTTTAAATCTATCTGCAACAAGTTTCCATTGATCTCTTGGCAACTGTGTTTTTAAAAACCAGTAAGCGTGTATCCCATTACCACTATTAACAACCGCAGGAAAAGGTAATTTTGTATATTCAATAAATTTAGTAAGTGCGACTAAAGCTTCTTTCTGTGAGGGATAATCTTTAGTTTCACCTACGTCCAAATCTACATATATTGATTTAACATATTTAGTATTAGCCGCTTTTCTTTCTTTGGTTTCAAACGTACTCATTGCAATGAAAGTGTTTTTACTTTCTTTGGTGTACTTATGTATGAGATCAAGAGCTGCATCTAATGAGGTTGTATACTCATGATTATAAGAGGGAGTACCAGGAGTGTTATAAGCTACACAATACACGCCCTCCTCTGGCATTGCTTTAGTATAAAATTCTTTAAGCACAATAATCCTTCATAATTTAGAGTCAACAAAACGCTCCACAATAAATTGTGTTTTTTAAAAACTTTTGGAGCGTCTTATATTCTACTCTTTTGCATTAATCTTTAACAGCTAATCGTGAAACTATTTTAGTTTGTAAAAACTCTTGAGCTAATTTTTGATTAGTAAGAGGTAATTCTTCTGTTTGATTAGCAAACTGTTCAGTCCATACTTCATTCAAAGCTACTAAAAATGCTTTAATTTTTTGAGTATTCTTATCCCGTATAGGCGCTCCACGAAACCAATTGTGCAAAGTCATACGTGACACTCCAAAAACTTTAGCAACCTCAGTAATAGGAAGGTCTGCATTTACACAGGCCTTCGCTAACTGAACTCCCATCCTTTCTCCATCTAAATTGTTTAGATTTAATAAAAAATCTTGACTGTATTTTTTAGGCATAAGCCCTCCTATTTAGTAGCCCACTGATTAATAATATCTGACAGATCGTCAGCCGGTTCTACTTCCGGCTTAGCCGGAGCGCGTACTTTAGGTTCTTCCGGAGATGGCTCTGCCGGAGGTGGTGCAGTTTCTACTGGTGTATTGCTTGCCTCTATCTCTTCCAAAGTTTCTGGAGCTTTATGTTCATACCCCGCCTCTTCAGTAAATCCAAATGCTTCAGCACCGCCACTGCGCCCCTCAACATATTGAATAACTTGAACTGCCTTTAGATATAAAGAGACTCCCGCACCAAGTAAAGGCGTACACCAAGTGCCAATTATTGCAGTTACTTTTAGCTCAGACCCTCCCCAAATACTATTATTTACCATAGGAATACCTTTAGCATCAAAAATAGCAGGCTTGAACTGCGATTTAAACCTAAGCACAACATTGCCTGTAGGTTGTTTGGCATCGTCAAGCTCCTCCCAGTATGGAGGCTTGGCTTTTACAACGTCTTGTCCTTTAGCCCTTTTTGTTTCTTTGTCTACATTTTCTGCAAACACTTCGTTAATTTGTTTCAAAACCGGAATAGCGTCTGCTTTAGGAATAATAAGATCAACCTTATATTCGCCATCTGGTTTCTTATACTTGGTATCTGGTTCAGATAACCAAGGGTACTGCGCAATGCCTTTCGGCGTTGTAAATTGATTAGGCTCTTGTTTGGCCATAGTAATTCTCCTTAAGTTGTTGGTTTACGTACAGTTATTTTAAACTCTCTCATCGTACTAATTCCAGGAGGTAATCCTTCTTCTCCCCTCGTACTTAAAAACTCTTTAAAGTTTGTCTGACTAATGCGTTGTTGAAGTAACTCCAACGCTTGGTTTTCAAGGACATATTTTTTAAAATTATCCCAATCGCCGCAGACATAATTCTCTTTCAAGTTTTTAATGATAGTGCCATTCTCGGTGCGTAGTGTTTCCGCACCAATTTCATTACAAGTTTCTAACATTGCTTCCTCTAATCTATTTAACTGATCTTTAAAAACACTGTCTTCTTGTTCATACTTCTTAGATAACTTTTCTCGCTCGCGTCTAATAGCAAGATAAGTAGTTACTAAGTCATTTGCTTTTACTTCACTCATAATCCTATCTCCTCTCTATATAAATCAACTAAATTAATATGCCTATCTACTTTACCTTGTAGCATTGCATACATTCTTTTTTCAATCTCTGACCCTTGTAGATGTACAACAGTCATTTTGTTTTGTTGGCCCACTCTATCAATACGTGCAATACATTGAAGATAAACTTCTACACTCATTACCGGCGACCAAAATACTACAGTGTCAGCTCGTGTTAACGTAACTCCATGTGCCGCTGACTGAGGCTGTATTACTAAAGCTCTCGGATCGTCTGAATTTTGAAAGTCTTTAATAATTTGAGTACGGTTATGCGCAGATACACTACCATTTATAATAGAAGTGGTAATATCATGTTCTTCTAAATGATTAGCTACTATGTCAATAGTGTGTCGATAAGGTACAAAGATTAATATTTTATTAGAAGTTTCCTCAAGAACTTCCATAAGAGCATTGAGCCTAGGTCTTATATCAAACTCAATTACTTTTTTACTATCGGTATAAACTGCGCCACCAGAAATTTGTAAAAGTTTAGTCATGTTAGCCGCCGCGTTAACAGAAGTAATCTCTTCGCCGGCTGCTTCAATTAAAAATTCTTTCTTCAATTCTTTATAATACTTTTGTACATTTTTAGATAAAGGCACTTCTCTGGTTTGATAAGTGACTTCGGGTAAATCTAGGCAATCATTCTTTGCAAATCTAATCGCAGGTTGTAATACTGAATATACTGCGTCTTGACTATTATGTTTAGGTATCCACTTAAATCGAGTTATTTGAGTCATTACTCTATCGCGCCATGCTGATGAAAATTTAGGCACTTTGTGTGGCGCTACTAATCTAGCCAGTCCATAAGCATCGCATGGAGATTGTGAAGCCGGAGTTCCAGTCAACATCCATAAGCGTGTGTGGGGTTTTAATATTTTGTTAAGAGTTTTCCAACGAGTCGTAGACACATTCTTATAAGCATTGGCTTCGTCGACTACAATCAAATCAAAGTTTGCATCTATGATGTCATCTTTTACAATCCGTACTCCGTCATAATTAATAATAACAAACTCATATTTAGGGTTGTTAATAATAAGTTTACGATCGGCGGCTGTTCCATAAGCGACACCTGGATGTCTATGTAAACAAGTGTTGTATATATCATTCTTCCAAGCAGAAGTCATAATAGATAAAGGACAAATAACTAATACTCGTTTAATAACTCCAAGGTTCATTAAATAATCTGAAGCCCACAACACACTAGAAGTTTTACCAGTACCGGCTTCATTAAAACAAAAGGCTCGTTTATTAATACTTAAAAATTCAGAAGTAGTTTTTTGGTGGTTGAAAGGAACCCATCGACCTGTGTATTTGTAATCATTTACTATAGGAGAAGGTAGAGGAAATTTAAAGGTAACTATAGAATTTAACTGTGTTAATTCATCCGGACCCCAATGAATAAGTAGGTCAGTTAAATGTTCTCTCGTGTCTAATACTTTTGTTTTTTCTACCGCTGTCGTAATTCTTTCAACGATGTCATTAGGCACTGTAATTTTTAAAGCTTTGTTATCAATTAATTCCATGTTTCCCTCTCTAATTGGAATCTGAATTATAGCATCACATATTATTACAAGTCAAGCTTAATTTTACTTTTTATCTACCCGCTAAATATTGTCTAGTTTTTATTGAGCCATCAGAATTTCTTTTAAATGATCGGTTCTTAGATTTCGATTTAACTGTGTAACCGTCTTTGTTACTACCACCTTTTGATAAAGGCTTTTTGTGAGCTAAATCTTTACCTTCTCTCTTGTCTGCCACACCGTTGCCGTTGGCGTCTTTGCCATTCTTATCCACCTTGCGTCTAAGTCTTTGGCGCTCCATTCTTTTCTCGTGCTCCCCTCTGGCGAGCTGTTGTTGATACTCTTTTTTGTGAGGTCTTTTTTTGTTTATGTATGGCATGATAAGTTACCTTTTTGCTCCAATTAATAAATTCATCTACGGTCATGTTTCCTCTAAAAGAGTTGACTGCTCTACAGACTAACTGTATGTTTCGTCTATTATACACCCCTCCGGCAAAAATACGGTCAATACTTGCGTTAGTCTTAGAGATGACACCTCGTATTTTTTCGCATGTCAGAGGCATCCCAGTTAAAGCACACCTATAGTTTTGTTTCTTTAGTACATTTATAAGTTTCCGTGGAGTTAAATCTGTTTTATTTTTCTTTGACAACAAGTGTTTAAAATATGCTGTCCAATCTCCGTTTTCTTTTTCGTATCTTGTATTTACTTTATTAATCATCGTACACTTAGTAGAGCAACACAAATATTTAGGGTGTAATGTTTCAAACTTAGTCTTACATACCTTACACTTTCTCGTGTACATTATCTTCTAGGCTTATGGTGTTCACATGTTTCGACCGGACACCACCCGCACAACGGGGTAGGGTTGGGTATCCATTCGTCTTTTTCATAAGACATTGTCAGTCGATCTAACGGTTGTTCAAATGACTTCCAAGATTTATGAATGTCTTCCCTAGTATACGACTCTTGAACAAAACTATTTTTCATACAGAACAACAAGCCGGCTTTAATTGTGTTGACTTCAGGAAAACAAACAAACGCCATAAGACTCATCAGCTTTAATTGTTTAGTATCAGGGTATTTGTTAGAGCCTGTTTTATAATCAATGATGTACGCTTGGTCTCCGTCTATTATTACTAAGTCAGCGATGCCTCGTACCCATCTGTTCTCATCATCAAAATCACACTGTTCCATTTCTTTAGTCAACGCCATTTTGTACTCGGGGTATTTAACCCCAGGTATGGCTATCAATGTGTCTACCATTTTCTTAAATCGTTGGTAGTTTTTAGCTAACGTTGGCTCAGGGTTATCCTCTAAGTTTTTCTGATGCATCTTGCCAACACTTGTAAGAATAGTTTCAACTTCTTTGTCATCCATAGGAGGTTTATTTAATTGGTTCCACTCAAATACTTTTTCTCTAACTTGCTCCTCAGTCATTCCTAGGTTATACCAATACCCACACATTCTTACGCCACCATCATGCCTGCCTAGAGGTTTATATCCTCCCTTAGCTTTATCAAGTTTAAGTTCCTCATGAGTTTTATTCCAAGTCTTAGATGTTATTCCTTTTGCAATAACTTCCATAGGTTCTCTTACTTGCCCATATTTACTAACATGTTGTCCCTTTTCATTATAAAGTTTATTACTACGTTTTATATGACCATTTACATAGTCTTCTAAAGCTTTGTGTACTTCTTTTCCGTAAATAGTCTGGGGCGTATCTACAAAAGAATAATTTTTTAGAATCCTTACCTCTTGATATTTCTTAGGGCAATTAATATATTCTTTTAAGGAGGAAAAACTCCACGTAAAATCTGCCATTATCTTCCTTGTCCTTTATATTTTTTGTATGATGAACGAAAACTTTTATTCATGGTAGAGGTTTTAGGTATCCGCCCACCCTGGCTCGTTCGTTTGTGCACTGGTTCATAAGGTTGTTGTGTTTGCTTAACTTTTCTTGCCACTAATGGTCCCCTTCAATAAATAAGAAGCATGGAGTGTTTTCCCCTACATATGACCCCATCATATTATAATAAAAATGTTCCATTGCATCTTCTTCAGTCATATCATCTTCACGCATAAGTTTGGCTATTACTTTTCTATAGCTGTAACAAACTTTATCTTGATTATCAATACCCTTAACTATTCCAATAATGCAGTCATCAAAAAAATCCATTACCATTAAGCCATCATACATTTCGTGTAGCATTATTTATCCTTAATAAAAGTTCTTATATCGACCCCAACAAATCCGCATGACATTGACTCATTGGCGCTTAAACTATCAAAATCAAATTGACTTGGTGGTACATGGTCAGGTGGTATTAATGTATATTCTTTTAATGTGCAACTCGCCGCCTTATGTTCTGAACAGTTATCTTTAAAATATTGCATAGCTGTAGGGCAATCATTAAAATATCCAACAAATTCTAAATCCCGATAATCTCCCGATAGAGATACGGTCAACACAAAAAGCCCTTCCGCTAACATTTCAGTAGCCCCAATAAGTAGAATTAAGTGTATGACCTATACACCCACATGTTGCTATTGGCTCGTGACAATTCATACATTTTTTAATAAGGCCCATTTTAATCTTTTCCTCATTTTCTGCTACGAGCTCATCTTCCCATTGTTGTTTTAGTTCGTGTACCGATATAAACTTACTATGCTCTATCATGTCAGCCATTGTACTCTCCTAAAGTTATACTTCCCACCATTTACTTAGCTTTGCCTCTGCAAGTAATTGATTATACGTTAATTTATCTTTATATTCTTCAAAATCTACTGTTAATAAATATCGTGTCGTATCAAAATTATAAACTGTATGAGCTACTTGGGTATTAACTAAATAATACGTGTTAGGTTTATATTGTAGCTCTACAAAAGAACCGGTTACATTCCCTTGATCTAACGATTTGCCCCGTTTAAAATCTTTATTAAAAAGACAATAACTTTTGCAAGGGTTTAAAAGTAAGTTTACTCCTACTCCCCTATCTGTGTCTATATGCCAATCATAATAAACATTTGGATCTAATTTAATTATTCCCGCTCGGAAAGGGTGTGCCCTATATAAACCACCCCACCAAGAATCTAAATCCCCGCTCTCCTGTATAGGCAACGCTTTAAAATTATAGTAAGGCACCCATGCATTTTCCGGAGAAGCAATCGCTCTTGCATATAAAAGTTTAGCGTTCTCAGATACATAAGGGATTTCCCAATATAAATCAGCACTCTCCATAGCTATCTCCAAATGCGCCCTCACATGCAATGGGTAAGCTCGGTGCCCAAGTAGGTGCTGTATTCATAATGCCCATAATGTAGTCTAAGCTTTCTTGGGCGGTAGCCTTTGTCGTTACACACACTACCGCATCGTGAACTGTTAATGCTGGTCTATACTTCTCATTAATCTGTATCATTTGTTCGCCTATCACTATCCTAGCTAATGCTTGTACAACATTTTCTACTACTGCCCCACCCCATATACTAATAGTGCCTCGTCTAGATTTATATTCAAACCCGTCTTCGCCCCGTTGCAAATTAGAGTAAGTAATGTACAAGCCATTAGGTAATTTAATCCCTTTAGGTTCTACTAACAGACATTTGCCTGAGCCTAAGTAATAGGGCAGTCGATCCGCCGGCCAAGAAGCCATATCTTGTAAGGCTCTGTCACACTCTTCCCATAACTTAACTACCTCATGATTAACTTCTCGATATAGTTTTACCAGTCGTTTGCTTTCTATCTCGTCCACTTCAATACCGGCATTTAGTTTTAACACACCCTTTAGCTTCACATGGCCTGTCCCATATCCTAATCCAAGTATGCAAGTCTTACCTACTGCTCGTTCTTTATTATCTTTCTTGGTAATAGTTTTCTTATAAACACGAGAAGCAAAGTCGCAATACACATCTTTGCCCTGTCGATAAAGTTCTACTTGATCGTGCTGTCCGGCTAACCAGACTAATATACGAGCTTCGATTTGTGAAGAGTCTGCATTGATAATTACATGATTAGGTGGGGGAAGTATAGCGTTCTTTAAAGCTTTCTTTTTAACATCACGGCTTGGTAAGTTCTGAAAGTTTACCTTGTCTGAACCCGCCCAACGCCCTGTGTGTGCGCCATAATATTTAAGTGGTATAGGAAGAAACCCATTATTGCGTGTGCCAATGTCAACGAAGCGTTGTATACGCGTCTCTTCAATAGTAGATTTAGTACCAAGTCTTACTGCACATAACTCTTGTAGTAGTGGGTTATCGCTTTCTTGAAGTGCAATAAACCCTGCGTCAGTCTTAGCTAATGCATAAGTTTCTTTCTCGGTAGTAGGGGATATTTTCATAGGTACAGGAATGTGTAAATCGGTTAAAATCTCAGCAAACTGTATGTTACTAGCTAACTTTTTCCTAACTGCTTCTTCACTATCACACGCTAGTGTTTCCATTAACCCTTTTAGCATTAGGGCTTTTTCTTCTTTGAGTTCGTTAAGTCTTTCTTTTAATAGTTTTTGATTGACGCGTAATATAGGTAGTATGAACATTCTAAGAGTAATATCAATTAACTTTATTTCAGGGAGGGGAAAATCTTTAGATAAGATTTTAAATAGATCGTAGGTTAGTTTTACATCGTTCTTGCAATACTCTCCGTATTGGCGTAGCTCATGCTCTTGAAAGTCTTCTAGGCGTTTGCCTATGGCTTGTAAGACTTCTGTTCCTTTCTCACCTATTTGATAACGCTCGGCCAAAGCTTTGAGCGAACCCCCTGCCTCGACTCCGTGCTTGGCTCGTGCCATGCAAAGCGTGTCAAGATAAGCCACCGGTTGTTTACCGAATACCCATTTGAGTATTGCGCCGTCAAACTGCGTGTTATGACAGAGCAACATGGTGTTGCCCCAGTCAATCAAGTCGATAGACTTTGATGCTTGTTCTCCCGCGCTCCACACGGGCTTACCATTGTCTATTTGAATTGCCACCCCGATCACTTGGAACTGTGGGTGCAATATATATTCTTCTGTTGTGTACTTGCGTAAGCCGTAGCCTTTCGCATAAAATGTTTCAAAATCCAATGTAACTACTTGCATTGTTTCCTTTCGTTTTTACAATGTCCTTTTAAATCACGAGTGTGGGTACACCACCACTTCTTAAAAAAGAATTTAGCGGGAGAGCCACCACACACATGACACTTTTGATTTTTTGTACTAATTGGTTTCAAGCAAATAATTCTAGCACAAGAAACAAAGCTACACCAAATCCAACGATGTAGACAAAATATTGCCACACAGTCATATCACGCTCTGATATGTCATGTAGCTCTTGTTCGTCATCTGGTTCCCAAACTGTCATGTTGTTCTCCTTTTATATTTTATTAGCATATAGTGTATGTTCGTCTCGACAATGAACCGAACACCACCTCCGTTTATCTACTACTTTGGTGCCACACCAAATACATTTCCCACTGTGGTTTTTCGTAATAGAAAGATCCACCGTTTTAAGACTGGCCTCCAGTCTTTTTTGTATGTCGTCATTAGCTATGTCTACTTCGTCAGCCAACTTTTCATTCCCCTACCATTATTCCACGAAGTTCTCGAATTATTAGTCGGTCTTTTCTTCGGAAGTTTTATTAGCCCCTCTTTATCTAATTCTATAAGAGTAGAGTAAGGCACTCCTGTTGCTTGTGATAATCTCGTTCGACTAAATTCCGGTCGTTTCTCTTGCCATTCTTTAACCAACTTAATGGCTTCTTCCTTTCGTTTTGAGTTCATTTTTTTCCTTTTCAATTCGTCTTTTAGCATACCATATCATTTTTTCTAGGTCTTCTATTAGGTTGTTTTTAAACAAGCACCGCAAAAGATATTTCCCACATTGCCACAGTAATGGTTCGCTGTGAAAAAACTCTTCTAATATCTCTATTACTTCCCACTTGTGTTTAGTATAGTGTGCCGGTTTATTTACATTGTCGTTCATAGTGTTTTTAAGAATAGTTCTAATGCCTCTATGTCCGTCTCGTCAATGACCATTGAATATCCTTGTGCCTTTTTAATATTGTTTAAGTGTTTGTTTTGTAAAGCCGTTGGTGTATTACCATTTGCTTTACACTCTATCCCGATAAAGTTTCCTTTGTAACAAGCAACTATATCAGGAACACCACTTGCCCCGTATCCTCCGGTCGAGGCATAAAAGTAATAACAGTCGTGTGCTTTTAATATTTCACATACTTTCTGTTTTACTTTCTTTTCGGGTGTTGCCATATTAATCCTTAAAAAAAGAGGGGGAGTTACCCCCCGTCTTGTTTATGATACTAATGGTGGAAGAGGTGCGTCTTCTAGTGGAGCAATCTCTAATAGAGGTATGCCGTCCGGCTGTAATGCACTCCAATCTTGATTTAACACGGTCGTTACCTCATCGGTTAGAGGGGGTAACTGTGTTTCAGCCACCGGCAAGATAATAGGAAGAGATGGTGCGTTCTCCATAACTGCCGTTGGGGTGTGTTTCTGTTCAGAGGCATTATAAATTAGTCCCCCGAATATTCCGATTACCACTAATGATCCAAGTGTGGTTTGTTGCTGTTTGCTTAATGTCATTTCACTTTCTCCTTAATTATAAAAAAATTTACTACCTCTCTACTACACATCGCAATTACCACTCGGACAATGTTGTCCACGAGACAAAATTTCTTCTGCCAAGTCATCTGATATTTGCTTATGTTCTTCTTCCTCAATTTTAGTTTCAATCGAGTCTACTAATTCTTGATTCTTTAAAACAATCTCAATCTCCTCAATGATCCGATTAGCCTCATCAGTTTCCTTATTGCCAATACTATGTTCATTTAATAATTTTACAAAATCCTTGAGCAATCTGCGAATGTCTGTAAATAAATGGTGTTCCATTAGTCTGTCTCCCTTATACTTTCCATGTCCGGCTCGAAAGTAATAGTGTCCTCGTTTTCCTCTATTATATCTACCGGCTTACCTTGTTGAATATGAGCCAGTACATTGTCAGCAAGTTGCTCACGAGAAAAAGAATCCATTTGTATTTCACTTTCACTTACAGTTAGGTCAGTGCCGTTGTCATCTTTCATGACTACACCAAAAGTTATATTCTCAATATAAACAAAATCTACATCTTCTGCGTTAAGTATTTTTTTAGACATGGGACTCCTCTCTTTTTTTAATTGGAATATTAGTATCAGGGATTTTTTCAGTTATGTCAAGTAAGTCATTGTGTTCGTTTCTTTCCTTGAGCCAAGACTTAAAATCTTTGAATGCTATCTCAGGGGTAACTTCCTTGTGCCACAAGAGTTCTAGTATCCCACTCATGCCCCCAAGCACTCCAAGTAAGTCATGACGAGTCGCCTTGTAAATATCTTGGTCAGCCCCAAAGTATTCGTAAATGTCTTGCTCAATATAATCTATCTTTTGAGTACTCAAGTCGATAGACTTTGATACTTGTTCTTCTCTAGTCATTTTCGTAATCTCCTCCCATTTCTAAAAATCTAAGTTCAGTTAATCGGTCTACTTCTTTTTCAAGTGCCTCTCCCGTAAGAGTACAAAACTCATCGTTCCATAACTCCTCATGAATTTCTCCCCAAAGATCCATTTTTTGTTCCTCTGCTTCAGGTATATCAATTTCAAACTTTTTACTCATCTTCACTCTCCTTTTTTAATCGTGCATTAAACTCATCAATGTCTCCGTCTCTCTCGAAGTCATACACCCCCTTTACTACTTTGGTCTTTCGCTCAGGGTAAAGTGCTTGTAAGCCATATCTAATTGCCTCAGCATAGGCTTTGTTGTTGGGTTCAGCATTCGGTACTTCATGACCTTGCAACACAGCTAACCAATCTTGCATAGTCTTGCTATCGTAGTCTGCCTCAAAATCTATCTTGCTGTTGTCCCACCCTTTAAGTTTTTGATTCATTTTTCTTTTTCTCCTTTTGTTGTTGCTCTTCTTCTTCAAGCTGTCTTAATTTCCAATCATCATGTTCTCTATCAGGGTCAGGTTCAAATGTTTCTTTGTCATATTCATCACCAAACCATTCATTCGTTCCTTTATCCATTACGCGTTCTCCCTTGTTTTTGCCATTTGATATAGCCATTTATTTTTAAATGTCCCATGTTCTTCAAACCATTCTATGTATGCTTGGGGGTCTTCCAACGACCACAATGCGTCTCTGGATTCTTCAAGTCTTTCTACAACTTCTTCGTGTGTCCAATTAGGACTATCTCCCCTAATTAATTCACACAACTCTTCATACTTCTTTTTAATATTCATCATTCACTCTCCAAAATAATGTTTGTTAATCAAGTCTTGCCTTACCTTGTCGTCATCTATCGAGGCATACACGCTCTCCATAAACTCATGGTCTTGATGTAGCCGTTGCAGATAGATTTCTTCGAGCCTGTCTTCCTCTCTTTTTGTCCTAGTCATGATGTTACCTCCTTATATTCTTCAAGATGTGGTTCTCCTGTTGTTTCATGTTCAGGTTTTGTTTCCCATTCATCATGTTGTTTATAATGTCCATTCTCATACTTTTCATATGCCTCATCTTCATTTTTAGCCTCAACAATAATGTTTGTAGTAGATACATACACATTGTCAAATGTTATTAGGTACTTTTTACTCATGATGTTACCTCCTTTTGTTTAATTGTTTTCCTGAAATAATAACTGTCCACTTGTAAGGCTAGGCGTTCTTTCACTTCCTCATGTGTCCAATTAGTAGTGTCAAAATCATAACCGACTTCGCCTGTAACCATGTCATAAAGTTCCTTGTACTTTTCTTTAAATGTCATCTTCACTCTCCTAGTAATTTAAGTCCATGCCTTTATTGGCTAGTACATCTTCTTCCGTTGGTGCATGATCAATTTTTTCTTCTAGTTCTTTGATATAAGCCTCAACCTTTACTAAAGCCTC